CTCCTGAACATCAACGCCATCAGGCACAGCCTTTGCTTGAGCTTTTGCTTTTTTGTACTCATCCAGCAATTCAGCGTTTTTACGCCTCATTGATTCGAGTTCTGTTTTCAATTCGCTGGTGTCAACAGATTGCTCCACAGGAGCAGTTTGTTCTTCGGACATGAATTAGCCACAGGCTAAATTGCATTACCACTTTACTTTGTCTGCCCAATATGCGGCACTTGTTTTCCCTTTGGCAATATTTTTCGCATGACGCGCTTTAAAAGACGCACGCTTTGCTTTATCCGCCGCTGATTCACCCTTGCGCGGGGGCTTTGTTTTTGCGCCCTGCATCCCAAACCTGATAAGCCTGTCTTTGCCTTTGTCTTTAATGACAACAGCGTGAGACTTGCCGCTCGAATGACCCGGCGTCTTAATCGGCTTGTCGTAGCCCGAAAATGTATGGCCACCACGCTCAATAGTCATTTGCCTTTTGGTGCCGCCTTCAATTGAGAACGACGTTTCAGGACAGGATTGCCAGTGCTTTCTGATTTGATCCGCACAACGGGATCAGCATCAGTGCCAACACGAGTAATTGTTCCGCCGCTTGGCCCCTTGACTGATGCACGCTTGCCACCGCTGCCGGTAACAACGCCAAAAGTCCGCTTGCCCTGGTAAACCCAGCTAACGCGAGAACCTTTCTTCACTTTTTCTTGCCTCCTTTTTTCTTCTTAGGGGCAGGCTTCTGAGGCTTCTTTGGGCCGGAATAGCTAGGCATCAGGATTCTTCCTTAGCTTCTGTTTTCTTGGCCACAGCTTTTTTTGCTGCAGGCTTGGCCTTCTTCTCTTCGCCCGGAAGCGTGAGCTGAAATCTACTGTGGAGCTTAACCACTGGAATTTAGGCGTCTGAGCTGATTCTAGGTTAGCCCTTGTAGCAAGACCGTTTAATCGGTAGCAGGCTTCTTAGGTCTTTTTGTGTCGTCAACAAACTTGATGCCGTTTGCTGCCGCGAACTTCTCCATAAAATTTGGATCCTCGCCTGTCAGCTCCGGCATGAAGTCAGGATCGACTTTGCCCATCTCAAGAGATAAGCCAAACCTGTCTTCGCGTGACTCTTCAGCCATCAAAGCTGTTCCACTTCAATAAACCAACGATACACCCCTTGGGAAGTCTTGTATTCGCTGATCTCCTCTTTCCTCTGGCTCTTGATTCTGTACTTGGCACCAGCGGGTTGCAAGACCTCGCCTTCATCCTTGAACTTGGCCAACACGTCGCCTGAAATGTCAACGCCGCGTTTGTTCTTCATTGACAAAATGACTTCATTGTTATTGCCAGTGAGGAACTCTCGCTTCAACTTTGGATTCTTGGTCCAGCTTTCCATCGCCAAGGTCTCGTTGCCTGACTCGATTCCTTTGACAAGCTGCTCTAATTTGTTGTTGTCTATATTCATTCCGCGTTTAACTACGCCTTCATATTTAGGACCGCCTTCTAAATAGCCTTCCATCTTGGCAATCTTATTCCTTAGCCCTTTTGGTGTCTTTTCATAAACAGACACCTGAAAATCTTCGTAGTAGTTAAGCCCGACGCCTTGCTCTTTGGCCATCTTGAACTGTTCCGCACGCATTTTGCGGAAGTCATTGCCAGACCATGCTTCAAGTTCTCTCCGAGGAGCTTTGGTTAGCTTGTTAATTCTGGCTTGTTTTTTCAAGACCTCTTGATATTTAACCCGGCCTTCTTTAGATGCTTTTATGCTGGCATTAGCTTGTACTTTTGCTTTTAGCTCTTGTAGCTCTGCGGAAACTTTCTTGTATTTGATTAATGCGTCTTTGGATGGTTTAGCTTTGACTAACTCTGGCGTGAGATTTTTTAGTTCAGTTTGCAATGTTGCCAAGCGTTTTTCAGAAGCAGCCAAAGGTGCGCTCGCTTGCGGTTTCAGTGTCTCTTTTAGTTCTTGTTCTAAGTTTTTAGCTTTTGCTTTGGCCGTGTCAGCCGCTGCTTTTGCTTTGGCAGTATTTTTCTTAGCTTCGTCAAGCTGTGCCTGAAGCTGTTTAGTTGTTTGAGGCTTAGGAGCAGGCTGTGGTTTGGGTTTAGGTGCAACCTTTGGTTTGGGCTTGGCTTTTGGCTTTGCTTTGATCTTCGACGGATCGCCATAAGCCCTTTTCAAATCTTCAATTGTTTTCTCTGATCCGTCCTCACGCACAAAACGCCTGATAGCTCCATCAGGACCGTATTTGCGCGACAACGCGTTGAAGTAACCGACCTGGCCTTTATCCCCAAGCACTTTTTCCTGCACAGCTTTCGGCTGACGCTTCAGCCATGGGCCATAGTTCTCGCCATCTGGAATGTTTTTGTCCCCACCTGGCCTGCCTAATTTGCTTGGTGGTGGTGGATCAAATCCAAGCCCTTCATAATCAACGATCGGAACTGTGGTTGATCTGCAGTTGAAGTGCTGCGGTGGGATTGGGCCTTTGCCGTAAAGATGCTCCGTACCATCCAAGGCTCTGCAGATTGGAGAAGTCCTGCTATCCAGAGTTGCTGTGTATCGATATTTTTTCGTGATGTCTTGGTTGGCTTCATAAGCTTTCATGCTCGCTGCGTTGGCCACTTGATTCACACTGGTGCGGACCAACGTGCGAATTTGATTGTTGGCGCGAACAGTTGATTCGCCACCAGCACGAAGGATCTGCGAAATAGGCCCAGCATCTCCTTCAACCAAACGACCTTTGAGCCTTCTAATGATTGAGTCCGTTGACTCACCCGTCAAAAATCCATTGCGAACTGCTTGGCCAAAAAACGCGGCCTCCTTTTCGGCCATATTTGCAAACGAGTTCTTTAAGACCTGACCATTAGGCAGCGTCATCGTCACCCCATCAGCAACCGTGACCCTGACCACATCTTTGGCCCCTTTTACGGCAGCCTCTAAATCGTCGCTAAGTGAGACGATCCCCTGTTGCGTTGGATCTGCTGTTGCTACAGCCTCAGCAAAACGCGGACTGATTTCAACCGATCGAACTTGATCACGAAATTCAGGCGGTATGACTTCTCTTAACTCGCGTTCAACAAAGCCAGCTTGAACGCCTGCTAATTCTTCCAGCTCTCTCACAGACAATGCTGTGCTGTTTGACGCCCAAGCATTCAGTGATGTTTTTAGCTGGCCAAGTGTGGCCCTTAACCGTGCAGCTTTTGCAGGCGCAGAAACAGCGTCCAGCCCAGCAAGGCGCTGAGCAGTATCCACAAGTAGATCGTTGTATGAAACGATGATCCGCTTAGCGACGCTGTTGCTATAGCGGTTGAGATCAATTGCATTGCGGTAAAGCTCGGCAGGTGTACTCATTTTTCATGAATGCCAAGGGCTTGAGGTTCTTCAATGCAAACGACAGCGGCATCAGCACCAAGCTTTAACGCGTTATCCAAGATTGACGTAAATTCCGCCACGACATCTTTGTCATAAGTCGCAATACTGCTTTCGGTTACGGCGCAAACCTTGCCGTCCAAATACCACGTCAGTCTGATGACTGCAAAATACTGATTAGCAAGCCTGTCATGCGAATAAAAGAAATCCCGACTTGATGGTTGTTCTGCTTTTGGCCTACGCAAATCATCAAGCCACCCCATCGGTTGCCTCCGGTTTTCCTTCAGGCATTGTGACTTCCTGCTGTGGAACTGGCTGCGGTGTTTCCATTAATCCACCAGCCTGCGTTGCTTCAAGCTCGGCTTCAACATCAAAATCATCACCAAGCACTTCGCCCGCTTCAAGCTGCAGCAATAACGTTTCCTGTGTCACCGTGCCAGCGGTGTAAAGCTGCAACAACGCTTGAATCTCTTGTGGCTCAAGCCTTGCGCCCATAAAGTCACGATTGACAAGGCTGCTGCCAGCTTGTGACTCTTGCAAGTAATCAGCGTGGAAGCGTAAGCAGTTGTCGATCATGTCCTGCATCTGCTGTGCAACAACCATCATCGTGCTGTCGCCTTGGCTGCGATCAATCCGCTTTGACTCGGCAGTTTCTGCGCTGAGCTTTGCACCCATGACAGCGGCCAAGCCAAGGTCATTGATCTGCGAAACGATCTGGTCAAGCCTGCGGAACTGTGCGTCGTAGCTGTTACCACCGGGTTCGATATAGCTTGCCGATGCTCCTTCTGGAAGGCTTAGTGCTTCGCCTGGACCTGCGCTGATTTCTTCTGCTGCTGCAGGAAAGCCAAACAATGCAAGCATCGGCACTGCACTGATGTGCAGTTGATTTCCAAGATCTGACTGGACTTGATAGTGCTGCAGATTTAGCTCAGCAATATCAGCTAGCGGTGGGAATGATTCCAAAACGCCAACTCGGTTGGAGTAAGCAACGCTGAACGGAATCTCGCTCAGGCTTGTTGTGCCTTCATCAATTACACGAAAGTCACCTTTCTGGTCTTTCTGGAAAATCTCAAATGCGCCAGGAGTTAGTACGCGCACCTGTTCAACTTGCTTCTCTCCATACAAACCATCTGGGACAAGCACCTTTTCAAACAATCGAAGCTGCGTCAGCTTCTGCTGCCCATCGGCCATTTCAGTGCGCCAGCCAAGAATGTCCCTTGGCGTGTACGAAATCCAGTAAGGACGGCCATTGTCGCCAGATTTTGGCGCATCAACAAGAACGCCGACGTGCCCGTAGCGAATGCAGATACGCGACGTGTTGTAAAGCCACGTCTGCAGATCATTGCCCTGCAGATCTACGTCAAATAATTGTTCGCGGATTTGATCAGAAACATCGTCAAGCCTGACTGGCTTGCGGGTCAACATGCCCGCCAACATGCGTTCGAGCCTGACGTAATAAGGCGCTAAAACAGATCGTTGCAGCCTGTTGTCATAAGACTCGTCTAATTCTCTTGGCTCTTGCGGTAAAAACTTGCGGTGTCCTTTTCTGATTTTGTATGTGCCACCAAGCAAATGTTCAATCAATCCCCAATGCGGTTCTTGATTA